CGTGCAGTTCACAACGGTATCAGCTTGCGCGTTGTTCGTCAGTACGACATCAACAACGACCGTATGCCTTGCCGTATTGACGTTCTGTATGGCTTCAGCACAATCCGTCCACAAATGGCCTGCCGCATGTGGGGCTAATCAAATGGGGCTTCGGCCCCGTTTTCTAAATCTTTTCAAAGGAATAAATCATGGCTACATTACCTAACGGCGCAAGCGGTTACCAAGTTGGTGACGGCAATCTTGGCGAAATCAGTTTTTACAACACCAGCGCACCTGTCGCATTGACTGGCGCGTCTGTCACTATCACCGCAGAAAATTTGGCTGCTGGTGTGTGCACTATGGACTCCGGCGGCACAGACGCAGGCACCTATGTGTTTCCAACAGGTGCATTGCTTGACGCTGCATTCTCTAGCCTTAAAGTTGGCTCGACATTTGATTGCTCTTTCATCAACATTGGTGACAACGCAGCAAATGACGTGACCTTTACTGCTGGCACGGGCAACACCCTAGTCGGTAACGACACGATCCAAGATGCGCTGACCAAAACCAGCAACACATCTGGCACGTTCCGTTTCCGCAAAACAGGTGACGCAGCGTACTCAATTTACCGCGTGTCTTAAACCTAAATGGGGGCTTCGGCCCCTATTTTTTAAAGGAAAAAAATCATGCCAAATACAAAAGCTGTAGGCGTTGCATTTGAAGATGCACAACTTGACGGCGCAGTTATGGGTAAATCTGGTGGAACTGCTGGGTTCTACGGTGCTACTCCAACAACTAAGCCTGCGGCTAACACTGCTGCCTTAACTACAATCACGTCTACTGCACCTGGTACGCCAGACTTTGCAATTCAAGACTTGACTCAAACAACCCCATTTGGTTTTGTTACCAAAGATGAGGGTAATTCAGTGTTGTCGGTGATTGCAAATTTGCAAGCCCGCGTAACGCAATTAGAAACTAAACTTCAAACTCTTGGTTTGTTGTCTTAAACCAACTAGGGGGTTAACCACCCCCTTCTTCATATGCAAATTTATCTTCAGCACGAAATTCATGGCCGAAAAATAGCTTACATGGAAATGGAAGCTGAGTTTGATGAAAAAAATGGCTGGGTGCGATATACTTTAGACACGCCTGTTGAGGCGGCTCCTGTCGTCAACGAACTGGAAGTCAAACGTCGTCGTAGCCGATCACCAGAGGTGGTCGAACAAGGAGCATAAACATGGCCATCTATACCGCTGGCGATCAAATCAATAGAGCATTGCGATTGCTTGGCGTGTTGGCTGAAGGTGAGACACCTTCTGCGTCCGTGTCCCAAGACGCTTTGATGGCGTTGAATCAGATGATTGATTCATGGAACACCGAACGCTTGTCAGTTTTTAGCACCCAAGACCAGACATTTACTTGGCCTGCCGGTGAAATTAAGCGCACTCTTGGCCCATCGGGTAACTTTGTTGGCCTGCGGCCTGTGTTGTTGGATGACGCTACCTACTACCGCGATCCAGGCACAAATGTGTCTTACGGTATCAAATTTATTAACCAACAGCAGTACAACGGCATTGCAGTCAAAACTGTAACGTCAACATATCCACAGGTTATTTTTGTCAACATGACATACCCTGATATTGAAATGTACATTTATCCGCGTCCTACACGGGACTTGGAATGGCACTTTATCAGTGTGCAAAAGTTAAGTGAGCCTGCCAATTTGGTGACCAATATCTTGTTTCCTCCAGGCTATCTGCGGGCGTTTGTCTATAACTTGGCAATGGAAATTGCACCTGAGTTTGGCGTGGAGCCAAGCCCACAAGTGCAACGCATTGCAATGACCAGCAAGCGCAACCTGAAGCGCATCAACAATCCTGACGACATCATGTCCATGCCTTACGCCATTGTGTCTTCACGTCAGCGGTTCAACATCTACGCCGGTAATTACTGATGCAAACGCCAATTCTTGGCTCCAGCTATGTTGCTCGCAGCATCAACGCTGCCGACAACCGCATGGTCAATCTGTACCCAGAAGCCACGCCAGACGGTGGCAAAACTGCGGCTTTTCTGACGCGCTGCCCTGGGTTAGAGTTTTTGCAAACAGTTGGCACAGGCCCCATTCGTGCCTTGTGGGCTCACCAGACCAATGGGTCAAACATCTTTGTGGTGTCTGGCAACGAGGTCTACAAACTTGACAGCATGACCGCAGCGCCCACTTTCTTGGGCAATGTGACCGGCACGGGCCCCGTGTCTATTGCTGACAACGGAACCCAGCTTTTCTTTGCCTGCAATCCTGACAGCTACATCTACAACGAAGTCACCGATGTGTTTCAACAGATCACTGACCCAGATTTCCCTGGCGCGGTGACTGTAGGTTACTTGGACGGCTATTTTGTGTTCAATGAGCCCAACAGCCAAAAGGTGTGGGTGACATCGCTGTTGGACGGTCTGTCGGTCGATCCGCTGGACTTTGCCAGCACTGAAGGCTCACCCGACGGCTTGGTGGCCATCAACATAGACCACCGTGAAGCATGGATGTTTGGTACCGACTCAATCGAAGTCTGGTACGACGCTGGCTTGGCCGATTTTCCCTTGGCGCGCATCCAAGGTGCGTTCAACGAAATTGGTTGCGTGGCTGCGTTCTCAGTGGCCAAGCTGGACAACGGTTTGTTTTGGCTGGGCACTGATGCCCGTGGCCAAGGTATCGTTTACCGAGCCAACGGCTACACCGGCCAACGCGTATCAACCCACGCCATTGAGTATGCAATTGCTCAATACGGCAACATTTCAGACGCGGTGGCCTACACATACCAGCAAGAAGGCCACGCTTTCTACGTGCTGACGTTTCCCACAGGTAACGCCACATGGGTCTACGACGTGGCCACCCAAGCGTGGCATGAACGTGCTGGCTGGGACAACGGCTCTTTTACCCGTCATCGGTCTAACTGCCAATGCAACTTTATTGGCAACACCATTGTTGGTGACTTTGAAAATGGCAACATTTACAAGATGACCTTGGACGTCTACGCTGACTATGATGAGCCTCAAAAGTGGCTGCGGTCATGGCGAGCCCTGCCCAGCGGTCAGAACAACCTCAAGCGTACCGCCCACCACAGTTTGCAATTGGATTGCGAATCTGGCACTGGTTTGGCCACTGGCCAAGGTGACGACCCGCAGGTCATGTTGCGTTGGTCAGATGATGGTGGCCATACGTGGAGTAGTGAGCATTGGTCGCCTATGGGCAAGATCGGCGCGTACTACCAGCGCGTGTTTTGGCGTCGGCTAGGCATGACGCTCAAGCTGCGGGATAGGGTCTATGAAGTGTCTGGCACCGATCCTGTAAAGGTCGCCATTATGGGCGCTGAATTGATTCTGAGCCCGACCAATGCCTGAACAACTTAATATAACGAACCTACCTTCGTCGCGGGTCGAGTTTATCGACCCTCGCACGGGGTTGATGTCGCGTGAGTGGTATCGGTTCTTTTTAAACATATTCACTTTGGTTGGTGGCGGCAACAACCAAACATCTTTGGATGACCTGCAACTTGCGCCGCCATTCGTGCCTGCAACTGCGGGCGGCGGCTCAGGCACGGTCACATCGGTCGATGTATCAGGCGGCACCACAGGCTTGACCGCCAGCGGTGGCCCAATCACCACCACGGGCACCATCACCCTTGGCGGCACCTTGGCGATCGGCAGCGGTGGCACAGGGGCCACATCGGCGGGCGGTGCACCATTTGCGCTCAAAGGTGCCAACACCGACATCACCTCGGTCACGCTGACCAGCGGCACGATCACCACCGCGCCTACATCAAGCAACGATATTGCCAACAAGTCCTACGTTGACAGTCTTGCTACTGGCATCAATTTTCACGCAGCATGTAACTACGCAACCACGGCAGCTTTGGCAGCCAATACGTACAACAACGGCACTGGTGGTGTAGGCGCGACTTTGACGGCCAATGCCAACGGCACACTGACCATTGACGGCTACACATTTGTTGTGGGCGATGTTGGCAAACGCATACTGGTTAAAGATGAATCTGCGGGGGCAAACAACGGTGCGTACACGTTGACCCAAGCAGGTACTGCGTCGCTACCTTACATTCTGACCAGAGCAACTGACTTTGATACCGCCGGTTCTGGTGTTGACCAAATTGACCAAGGCGATTTCTTTCTTGTCATATCAGGCACAGACAACGCCAACACATCTTGGGTGCAACAGACTCCGCTGCCAATCACAGTCGGCACCACTGCGCTGGTGTTCATTGAGTTTGCTGCGGTGCAAACGTACACTGCTGGTACAGGGTTATCCCTAATTACCAACCAGTTTTCGATTACAAATATCGGCACGGCGGGCACTTACGGCTCGGCCACACAAACGCCGGTATTGACCACCAACGCGCAAGGTCAGGTCACAGGGGTTACCAACACCACAATCACGCCTGCGGTGGGCTCAATCACAGGCTTGGCCACGGGCGTAGCAACCTTCTTGGCTACGCCGTCCAGCGCCAATTTGGCAGCGGCAATGACGGATGAAACCGGCACCGGCGCATTGGTGTTTGCCACTTCACCCAGCTTGGTGACGCCGATCCTTGGTGTTCCGCAATCAGGTGACTTTAGCATCGGCACGTTCACTTGGCCAACCTTTAACCAGAACACCACTGGCACAGCGTCCAACGTCACAGGCATTGTGGCCGTGGCCAACGGCGGCACTGGCACGGCCACACCCTCACTGGTAGCGGGCACCAACGTCAGCATCACCGGCACTTGGCCAAACCAGACGATTAACTCAAGCAACCCAGGCGGTACGGTCACATCGGTGGCAGCAACGGTGCCGTCGTTCCTGTCGATCACCGGCTCGCCAATTACTTCGTCGGGCACCTTGGCCATCACCTACTCAGGAACGGCGTTGCCTATCCTTAACGGTGGCACTGGCGAAACAACGGCTAACGCAGCTTTCAATGCACTGGCTCCAAGTCAAGCAACTAATTCAGGCAAGTACCTAACTACTGACGGGACAAATACATCTTGGGCTTCTGTTGCGTCTTCAACTACCAATGCCTATGCTTTTGCGTGGTTCTTACAATGAGGAAACTATGATAGTTTTAGATACAACATCAAAATCCATAACGATAGTTATGTCGGGCGCGGCCGCAACGACAAATCCAAGTTTTACCGCAGCCTACGCAGATAACAACGGCACTACGTTTACAGAAGGCGCAAACGACGGCGTTTTAAACGGAACTACGCCAGTGACCGTGGTCGCCGCCCCCGCCGCATCTACCAGAAGAATAATAAACACAATCACTGTCGAAAACAACGACACTGCCGCAGTAACTATAACTGTTGGCTATCTAAATACCGCAAGCACAAGAGTAATTGTTAATGTTACTTTGCAAGTTGGAGACACATGGACAACTGATGGCGCGTACGATAACACTGGAAGTTTAAAACAAACTTCAGGCGGCGGCAGCGGCGCAACAATTACCAACGACACTGCTACGGCTAGCAATATCTACCCCGTATTTGCCAATGCACTTTCTGGCAGTTTTACGACGGCGTACATCAGCAATGCCAAGCTGCTGTACAAGCCGTCTACGGGTGAATTCTTGTCCCAGCAATTTAATGCGGGCAACGGAATTTACGTCAACAGCAAAACCGTTTCAACGAGTTACACTATAGCCACTGGAAATTCAGGCATGTCGGCTGGGCCGATCACCATTGCTAGCGGTCAGACTGTGACGATTGCGTCAGGTTCCCGCTGGGTTGTTTTGTAAAAGGTGCTTCAATGACTGTAACCGCCAAAAATTTAGTTCCAGCCAAAACCGTTGAGGCAACTCAGACAACGCAATATATTGCCAATGGCGTGACCACAATCATCGACAAATTCACAGCGACCAACTACAGTGGCTCGTCAGTCACCATCAGCGTCAACCTAGTCACCGCCACGGGCACCGCCAGCAACGACAACTTGATCGTCAAGCAACGCACCTTGGCCGCATCTGAAACTTACATTTTTCCTGAACTTGTTGGCCAGATATTGCCTTCTGGGGGTTTTATCTCCACAATCGCAGGTACAGCCAGCGCCATCAACATGCGTGTCAGCGGAAGGGAAGTGTCGTGAACGATGTAATAGCATCAAATTTATTGCAAGGTAAAGTCCAAGCGTTGCAAGACGCGTTGATGGCTTTTGAACCTTACCAACCTGAAACTGAACATGTGTTCCACGGCGGTATGTACTGCCGTAAAGTTTTTCGCCCTGCTGGCGTATTGGTGGTTGGTAAAGTCCACAAGAAAGAACATTTCTATTTGATTGTGTCTGGCACGGTAGGAATTACCACAGACGACGGAGTGCAACTTGTAACTGGGCCACATTTGCTGTGCAGTAAACCTGGCACCAAACGCGCTGTGTACGCAGAAACTGATGCGTTGTGCATGACGTTTCACAGAACTGAATCTACGACAGTAGAAGAAGCAGAGGAAGAACTTGTTGAAGATGAGCCCAACAGCATGTACGGCATCGGCAATCAAGTAAAAGTTAAGGAGCTAACATGACTTTTTGGGTCGCAGGAGCTGTAGTAGTCGGCTCAGGTATAAATGCATACTCAGCAAATAAAGCTGCGGGCGAGCAATCGCGTGCAATGGAACGTTCTGCGGAGTTGCAATATAAACAATACCAAGACACCGTAGCTCGACAAAAACCGTTTTACGACGTAGGCGTCAACGCATTGCCTGAATTGGTTGAAGCGTCAAAATATCAACCGTTTACTATGGATAAGTTTCAAGCTGATCCAGGCTACGCGTTTCGCTTGGGCGAAGGCACAAAAGCTTTGGAACGGTCTGCTGCGGCCCGTGGTGGCTTGCTGTCTGGCGGCACTGGCAAAGCGTTGCAACGGTTTGGCCAAGAGTTTGGCTCGCAAGAATACACCAACGCATTCAACCGCTATCAGGCCGAGCGTGAAGCTCGTTTAAGACCTTTACAGTCGTTGACAGGTATGGGTCAAACTACAGGTCAACAAGTTAGCCAAGCGGGGCAAACTATGGCTGCGGGGGTTGGCGACGCTATGGGCAGCGCGGCTGCGGCCAGAGCATCTGGATATGTTGGTACTGGAAACGCTTTGACGAGCGGTTTGAATACATATTTAAACTACCAGCAAGGGCAAAATTATTTAAGCGCAATAAGAGGCGGCGGCAGCGGAAGAACGCCGTTGTATGACTCATCTGGCCGCCCTACATCTTAAATTAAGGATTTAATTATGCCTATTGATCCTAGAATTTCACTTGGTGCTCAGCCAATTCAAGTAGCCGATCCGTTAGCTCGGTATGGTCAAATCTCAGCTATTCAAAACGCGCAGAATCAAAACGCGTTGGCGCAGTATCAGTTAAGTACGGCAAAGCGTGAAGAACAAACGGTCAACGCGCTTAACGAAGCGTATGCAAAATCTTACGATCCTGCTACAGGAAAGATAAATCGCAACCTTCTACGCGAAACTTTGGCTAGAGGTGGCTTTGGCTCTAAATTACCTGGGCTTGAAAAAACGCTGACTGAGCTAGACAAAGAAGCGGCGTTGCTTGAAAAAACACAAGGTGAAGTTAAAGCGCAACCGACAGCATTAGCTAAAAATAAAACTGAATTGCTTGATGCAGCACTAAAACAATCGCGGTCGTTTTTAGATACGCTTAACCCTGCCGACCCAAATGCGCCAGCACAATACATTGCATGGCATGAAGCCAATCACGCAGACCCTGTCATTGGCCCTGCATTAAAAGCGCGAGGCATAACTGTAGATCAATCGCGCGCTCAAATTGAAGCCGCAATTGCTAGAGGCCCACAAGCCTTTGTTGATTTAATCAACGGATCCAAACTCGGCACTGAAAAGTTTATAGAGTTGAACAAGCCAACTACAAGTACTATTGACCAAGGTGGCCAAACGCAGATGTTCCAAACACCTGGGCTTGGCGGCGCTCCTAAGCCAGTTGGCACTTTTGCTGATGTGCCGTTGCCTGCTAATGTGTTTGAGCAAAAGAAACAAATTGCTAAAGCTGGCGCGTCCAACATTACTCAGAGCACCGAGAAAAAATTTGGTGAACAGTTTGCAGGCAAAATGGCGGAAGCTGACATTACCAAAATGGCCACTGCTGAGAAAGCGCCTCAATTGGCAGAAAGCGCCAATCGAATTATTGATTTGGTTAACCAAGGCAATTTATTCACTGGCCCTATTGCGGATGTCAAGTTGAATCTTGCGCGCGCGTTAAATGTGGCCGGTGCAAGCAACGAAGAAAAAATTGCCAACACTGAGTCACTTATTTCCGCTACAGGTAAAAGCACTTTGGACGCAATTCAAAGCGCTAACTTAGGTACAGGGCAAGGCTTCACAGATAAAGACCTTAACTTCTTAAAAGGTATTGCTGGAGGCACAATCCAGCTTACCGCGCAAACGCTCACCGAATTGGCCAGACTTCAACATCAAACGGCTGTTCGTAGCGCGGAATCGTGGAACAAACGCGTTAAGCAACTACCTAAATCGGCAACTGAAGGAACGGGTCTTTCTCTTGAGCCAATTAAAGTACCACCGTTGTCGTCAGCTAAAAGCGCGACGCGTCCAGCAGGCGTCGGAGCTAATTGGACATTTGAAAGTGACGCCGCAGGCAACAAAGCATGGGTCAGTCCAGATCGTAAATCGTTTAAAGAGGTCAACTAATGGGTTTTGATCTTAGCACCGCTGCGCCAGTTGCAACTGGTGGATTTGATCTTAGTACTGCAAAGCCAGCGCCAAGCGGTGGTAGCGGTATTCCGACACAACGACGGTCGTTTTCAGATGTGCCTGGCGAAGCGTTAGCTAACGTAGGCACAAGCGCCGCCAATTTTTACAAAGGTCTAATAACCGCCATTACAAACCCTGTGCAAACAGTGTCGGGTGTGTTAGATGTTGGCGCTGGCGCGTTACAAAATTTGTTGCCTAAAGAGCTTGTTGATTTGGTCAACCAGATTGACAACAAGCCCGAGGCGGCCAAACGTGCTGTTGACGCGGCCAACGCTGTTGGCGGTATGTTCAAAGACCGTTACGGCAGCGTAGACGCGTTGAAAAACACTTTGGCAACTGACCCTGTCGGAGCGGCGGCTGATCTGTCTACGTTGTTTACCGGCGGTGCGGCGGCAACTGCTCGCGTAGCTCCTACAGCAGCCAAAGTACTAGGTACTGCCGCTACATACACCAACCCTTTAGCGCCTGTTACCGCCGCCGCTGGGTACGGTTTAGCGTTGGGCGCAAAGGGTGCCGGTAATGTAGTAGATGCAATTACTGGCCAACGCGCCTCAGCCCGTGCAGGCAACATTGTGCGTAACGCGCTGACCGAAGAAGGCAGAACACCTCAGAACATAGCTGCCGCTCAAAACGCGTTGGTCAACGCGCCCGCAGGCACAACCGTGCGGCAAGCATTGGCCGATGTGACATCACCTCAGATTCAATACCTCGGTGAAACCGTTCAAGCTAAGACCGCACCTGGGGCTGCGTTGTCTGTTCAAGCGGCTCAAGAAGCCGACCGTTTGGCACGTCTGCAAGCGGTTACGCCAGACTTGACAGCCGCAGAAATTGCACGGACAAACGTATCTAAGCCGTTGTATAACGCGGCTACGTTGCCTTTGACACCGATTAACACTGCACCGTTGACGCAGCAAATTGACGATCTTTTAGTTGCAAACCCAGGCAACACCAAACTTGTGTCCGCGCTAAACCAAGTAAAAACTGGCTTAGAAGCTAGCAGTAGTGCACAACAAGTGTCGTCAGTAATAGACGACCTTAAGGAATTGATTGCCAACAAAGACAATAAATTTATTGTCAAAAATTTGGCTAACGTCAAGAAAACAATTGAGCAAGCATTGCCAGGTTATGAACGTGCTCAACAAGCGTTTGCTATTGCCTCACCCCCTGTCAATCAAGCCAAAGTCTTAAACGCCATGACCGACGTGCTTAAACAACCGCTTGGTGTTGGTGAACGCGCAGGCCCGTTTGCAACCGTGTTGGGGCGTGGTGAGTCTGCCTTACTTAAGAAAGCAACGGGTGAGGCGCGGTACGACGATCTAAGCCAAGTGTTGTCGCCGCAACAGATGGGTGTGGTCAAAGGCGTTGAGGCTGAGTTAAAACGCGACGCTGAAGTAGTACGTCAGACTCAAGCTGGCGCAGAAGCCATGAAAATAATTTTGGAAGCCAACCAATCAAAGTTTCGCTTACCAAGTTTTTTAGATGTCAAGGTCACTTTGACAAACCAAATGTTGGACATCTTAAAAGACAGAATGAGCGCAAACGTGTTGAAAGAGCTTGAAAAAGGTTTTAACTCCGCGCAAGACTTTCAAGCATTGCTGAAAAAAGTTCCTGCATCGCAGCGTATTGATGTGCTCAGAGCACTTGGCCAAGCTCAAGATCAAATAAGCCCAACCAAATTGAATATCATCACGCAAACGCAGAACGCGTTGGCTTCCACGCAAGAAAACCAAAACGCTTTGAATGAGCCCTTCAAAGTTGAAATTAGAGGCTTCAATCGTGAATAACAAACTTGAGGTAACCCAATGGCTGGCTTAACCCCCTCCCCCAAACAACAGATTTTCGGATCGGATGGCTTGCCTCTTGTTGGCGGCAAAATCTACACCTATGCGGCTGGCACTTCAACGCCTATCGCCACATACACCGATTACTACGCCACCACGGCCAACACCAACCCGATCATCTTGGACTCGTTTGGCCAAGCCAACATCTGGTTGATCAACACCACCAGCTACAAGTTTATAGTCAGGGACGCAAACGACGTGTTGCTCTACACCGTAGACAACATCTCCATTCCTTTGGATTCTGGCTCTTTGGCGTCGCCCCCACCGATTGGCAACATCACCCCCAACACCGGCGCGTTTACCACGCTGTCGGCCACGGGTACGGTCACCTTCTCTGGCCAAGTCAACTTCACTGGCACGGGAGCCGCCAAGTCCAACGTAGGCACCACGCCTCAGCGCCCTGCGACACCCGTGGCGGGCATGTTCCGCTACAACACCACCTTGGGTACCTTCGAGGGCTACGGCACAGACTGGGGCCCTCTGGGCGGCGGCGCATCAGGCGGCGGCGGCAACTCGGTCTTCT